TTTGGAGAGCAGCTGCAGGCGGTCTCAAGCTTCGCGCGCGGCGGACGTCAGGATCCGCGACTTCTGGCCGGCGATTTTGACGGCAATGGCGTGTTCCGCGCCGCAGGCGGCTCCGATGGCGCCATGAACGAAGCCGTCCCTTCCGAGGGTGGTTTCCTCGTGGGTGCCGATACCAGTGACAAGATCTATCAGCGCACCTATGCGACTGGCGCGATCATCAGCCGCTGTAATCGCATCCCCATCAGCAGCAATTCGAACCGACTCAAGCTGCGCGTTGTCGATGAAGACAGCCGGGCCGATGGCTCCCGCATGGGCGGCGTTCTTGCCCTGTGGGACAATGAAGCCGATCTGTACGTCTACAGCCGCGGCAAGTTCCGCCAGATCGAACTCGTTCTCAACAAGCTGACCGCCCTGGTTTACGCGACGGACGAGCTGCTCGGAGACGCGCCAGCTCTCGAAGCATGGATCATGCAGAATCTTCCCTCGGAACTGGCTTTCCGCGTGGAGGATGCACTATTTCAGGGAACCGGCGCCGGCCAGCCCTTAGGTGTGTTCAATACCGGTGCACTCCTGACGGTCAATGGTGGCACGACGAGTGCCGCTCTCTCGGTGGGCGATATTCTTGCCGCTTGGTCGCAATTCTGGCATCCCGGTTTGATGGGGTCGATCGCTTCCATCTCAACCGACAATCTGACTGCCGGCAAACCTGGTGGAATGCCGAGCGCAGCCTGGTTCGTTGACCAGAGCGTGCTGCCCTACCTGTTCCAATTGCAGGTCGGGTCGGGCACGGGTCCCGGCGTCATCCTGCTCTACCATCCGCCCGGTTCGAATCCGCTCTACGGTCCTTACGGCGAATTGCTTGGACTGCCTGTTATTCCCACGGAGCATAACTTTGCTTACGGCACCGCTGGGGACATTCTGCTGGCCGACATGTCGCAGTACTTGCTGGCGGATAAGGGCGCGGTGCAGGCAGCCGCTTCCATGCATGTTCGTTTCGTCTATGACGAGATGACCTTCCGCTTCACCTATCGCGTCGACGCGCAGACCACATGGAAAAAGCCTCTGACCCCGAAGAGCGGCGGACCTAACTTGTCTCCGTTCGTCTGCATCACGGGCGGCAACTTCCGGTAGCCCATTGGCTCCTGGCCTTCGGCGATCCCGCTGAAGGTCGGGAGCTGACCATCAGGCACAGACAAAAATCGCATTCGAAATAAGGAGAGACACCATGAACGGATTCAACATTTCAGAAGCCGGGCACGTCGTCCAGGTCATCATTCCCGCCAGCATCTCGGGAGGAGTGATTGGCCAGGCTTTCTCGATGGCTAAATACAAGCACGCTTCGATCATCATCTCGATCGGTGCGCAAGCTGCCCAGGCCACCAAAATCATTCTGAGCGTGGGGACCGCGACTGCCGCCCAAGGCACCGCCGTCGCCAATGCCACCGCCATCCCCTTCAACATCTACAAGCAGGAAAGCGCCAGCGCAGACGTTCTCAGCGCGATTAACAATATCGCCGCTGCGGGCTATCAGCCATCCGCGACCGCCGACATCTTCTACGTCATCGAAATCGACGCCGACGAGATAAAAGCGGCTTTGGCGGGAGCTTTGTCGGGCAGTCTTGGACAATTCTCTTACCTACAGCTCTCCATTACGAACGGCGCAAATGCCGACTTCGTCGCGGCGATCGCAGTTCTTTCCGGCGCGCGTTTCGCCGAAGCACAAAGCCCCACGGCAATCGCGTAACGGGCAGATTTTCAGCCCCATCGGCGTCCAGCTTCGAGCAGAAACCTGCCCGGAGCTAGGGCCGCAACCCTTAAAAACAGAGGAAGAAAACTGTATGCGCACGATTGACGAAAAAGTGACAGAGATCATTGTGAAAGAGCTCGGCGCGGAGGAATCGGAAGTCGTCTCCTACGCTTCGTTGGTCGACGATCTACAGGCCAACTCGTTCGACATGATCGAGTTGATCCTCGCCTTCGAGCAAGAATTCGGAATCGAAATCCCCGACGCCGATGCGGAGCGGATCCGGAGCGTCGCCGATGCAATCTATTGCGTTCGGAGCCAAGGCGGAACAGTCGGCAGTCACGGCATCCTGCAGGAGCAATCGTGAAGTACGCGCATGTCGTAGCCGAATTCTCCAGAAGCGTTTGGGCGCTGCGCGAAGAGACTTTTTTCGCGATGCAGGAACTCCTCCGCCTGCAGGCAGTCGAAGGCTTGAAGTGGACAGCCGAAGAAATTCGCGGGCGCATTGAAGCGGCCAATACAGAGAGCGGATACTCGCCCGCGGATCGAGGAGCTGCTCGTTTTCTTTCTGACGAGAACTTCGATATGCGGACGGAAGCGATGCTCTCGGGGATGCCCATGCAGGCCGCCGATGGCAAGCGCAACTCCGCCGCGCCCGGAAGTGTGGCCGTCATCCCAATCATGGGAATTATTTCGCAGCGCATGAACATGGTGTCGCAAATATCCGGCGCCGGCGGGACCTCGATCGAGAAACTCACGGCGCAATTCCGCCAGGCTGTCGACGACACGAACTGCAAAGCTATCGTCTTCGATGTGGACTCACCTGGAGGAAGCGTCGCCGGCGTAATGGAGCTAGCCTCCGAGATCGGCAACGCGCGCGCGAAGAAGCCGATTACCGCGGTCGTCAATTGCATGGCCTGCAGCGCAGCCTATTGGTTGGCTTCGGCAGCGACCGAAATCGTATGCAGTCCGAGCGGACAAGCGGGCTCGATCGGCGTGTACATGATTCACCAGGACGCCTCCGAGGCCTACGCCAAAGAGGGAATTAAGAACACTATCATCAAGGCCGGGAAGTACAAGACCGAAGGCAACCCGTACGAGCCATTGTCCGATGAAGCGCGCGCAGCTCTGCTTTCGAACGTCGAAGACTATTACGGCATGTTCGTGAAAGCCGTGGCGCAGAACCGCGGAACATCGCAAGCCGCGGTGCGCAGCGGCTTCGGCCAGGGACGGAGCCTACTGGCAGCAGATTCCGTGCGCGAAAAACTGACCGATCGCGTGGGCGGCATGGATTCGGTTTTGCGAGGCTTCGGCGTATGCAAATCCGCCAGATGCAGATGGATTTCTTCGGCCGTCCACTTGATGGAATGCGGGCGGCGGATGCACCTAAAGCCGCAATCAGGCGCCGCCAACTTGCAATGGTTTCAAAGGGGTAGGGGGTCCGATCTCTACGATCGCCTCGCCGAAAACCGCCATTCGCGGGCGCACGCATGCTCGCGAAATGAAGGGTGGGGGGGTAAGAGGATGGCACTGAAACTCGGCGCTACAGTAAAACTCAATTTCAAGAACGTGGAAGCAATGACGCGCATCAATGATGCCGTGCTCGCCGCTACGCAGGACGTCTTTGCCGAAATCCAGTTCACAGCTGCCGAGCGCTCACCGGTTCTCGACAAAGCCACTTCAGAAAGATTCCCAGGCGAGAACCGCGATTCGATCCGCTGCAACGTTAGGCAGACCAAACAAGGCGCGAAGGCGAGACTTACCACGCATTCCGGCTTCGGCGGATTTCTCGAATTAGGAACCGTGAAAACTCCTGCTCAGCCTTATCTCTGGCCGGCCCTGGAAGAGCACATCGGCAAAATCCCAGAAGCAGTTCAGGCTGCACTCAATGAAGGATAAAAATGCTTAACGTCGGCGATGCCGTGATGAGTTTTCTCGGGGACACAACCAACTTAGATCAAGCGTTCTCGCGCATTGTTGACGGGGCTGACAAAGCGATGTCTGCGGCCTCGGACAGCGTCGGCGATTTCACTGAGGTCCTCAACAACTCGCGATCGGATGTGGACGCGTGGAACGAAACGCTCGTGAGTGCGATGCACGACGCCGGCGATGCGGGGAAGGAGGCTGGCGAGGAGGTAGCGAGCGGCATGGAAAAAGCGCGCTCTACGACTTATGAGGCCCGCGGGGAAGCCGCACTTCTCGGCGAGGCCTTCGGCATCCACCTCCCGCGCCACGTCCGCAGCTTTGTCGCAGAATTGCCCGGAATCGGGACCGCGCTCTCCGCGGCATTCGCGGCAACCGCCGTACTTTTCCTGATTGAAGCCCTCGTGAAAGGTGTCGATAAAATCCAGGAGTGGGCGCAAGAGGCCCATAAGACAGCCCTCGCCTGGGATGAGTTCAACACGGCCGTCGCGCAGAGCTTCAGGGGCCTCGACGACAAGCTCCTCCAGTCCGGCATCAAGATGGACGAACTGAAGGGCGATCACGTCGACGCTCTCCGGAAACAGCTGGAGTTGATCGATCACGTCTCAATGAACGAACTGGAGCAGCAATTTAATCTCCTGGCAAAGGCCGCGGATGCGGTGTTCTCTCAGCTCAACGCCAGCTGGTACCAACTCGACGCAGGCTCGAAGGGCGCAAAGAACGCGCTGATCGACTTCAAGGCCCAGTACGATCTACTGCTTGCCGAAGGGAAGAACAAAGACGCCGCGGACCTTCTCTCTGGAACTGCGAAGTCTGCACAGACCGCGCTCGACACGATGAAGGCGGCGAAAAAAGAAGCAGAGGAAGTCGCGAAACTATCGGCCGAGACCGCGGGTGCAGAGCCGTCGCCGGTTGGCGGCCCGACAGAGAAAGAGCTACAAGCTCAAGAAGCCCTGGTGCTCGCGCTGAATGCCCAGATCGAGGCGCAGAAACAAATCAACGAGCTCGAGGCCGATGACACCTTCATCAAGCGCAGCGAGGACGGAAAGCGCGCGGCTGAAGAACAGGCGGCCGAAGACAAGCGCCTGCTCGATCAGCAACTCGCGAACATCGAGACCTGGAAAGCCCAGCAGCATGCGGCCTATGAGGCAGGCAAGATCGACGCCGCGGTCTGGCGCGTCGCGGAGCTGCAGGCTACCGATGCCGCGACGATCGCGCACGAGAGCTATCTCCAAAAACTGATCAGCCTCTACACCCGTTCCGGGCAGGCCGCGAAGGCCCATTCCGCCGCCGAAGAGCTCGTGACGTTGCAGACGAAGGACGCGGCGAAAGCAACCGAGGATCTCGCCGCCGCCACGGAGAAGCATCGCGCTGCAGTTGCGAAGGTCCGTGTGGAATATGACAAGCTCGTCGAGGCCGGCGTGACAAAGGACTTCGAAGACACCGCTAAGGCGGCGCAGAAACTTACCGCAGCCGATGAGGACCTGGCGAAAGCGGAATCGGCACTCGCCGAGGACAAACTCACCCAGAAATACAAGGATCAGGAAACGGCCATCACGAAACTGGCCCAGATGCACTTGATCACGGAGTCGCAGAAAGACGATCGGCTGAAGGTTCTCGAGCAGCAGCAGGCAACTGAAGCGATCGCCATTCTCAATAAGCAGCTAGCAACGGAAGAAAAAGATATCGCCGAAGCCGCGGCCAAGATCGCGGCGATGAAGCTCAGTCCCAGCGTCTCGAATGCCGAGGTACTCGAGGCCGAAGCGAACCTGGACAAACTCAAGGCTAAGCTCGCCGCCACAGAATCCGAGATCGTTCAGACGCATGAGAAATTCAACAAAGAGAGCGAGGCCGACGACAAGAACCACTATGGGCGCGCATTGCTCCTGGCGATGTCGTTCGGTGCCGAGATGCTCGCCGAGCAGTTGAAGCAGAACCACGCGGATATTCTGGCCGAGGAGAACCAGCTCAAGCAGGCGAAGGCCCGCGGCGAGAACACGGACGCGATCAAGAAGCAGATCGAGGCCATGAAGCTGCACGAAAAGCAGCTGGAGCAGGAAGCCAACGGGAACAAGCAACTCATCCTCGAGGAGCAGAAGGTCACACAAGTAAAACTGCTCGCGGCACAGGCCAATCTGCAACTCGCCAAGGACGGCGGCCTTAACACTCTCGCAATCGAGAAAGAGATCAGAGATCTCCAGCTCCTACTGAAAGCGCAGCAACAGGAAGTGCAGGAGTTGCCGCGCATGAAAACCGCCATGCAAGGCGTAACCATGGCCAGCGAGAAGCTCGGCGACATGCTGAAGAACACTGCTCAGGAGATGGACAA